CTGTATATTCCTCTTGTATTCTTGTCTTATTATTTCCTAAACCAAGAAATCCCCCTTTTGTCTTGATGTCTTTTTGAACGGTCATAACCTTTGGATCATTCGCTCTATAACTAATGCGATATCCATCGTGAGATGCCTCTACCTCATATGCTGTGAACGGCCCAACGGGTAGATTTATCTTTGGAAGTGTTTTACGGTTTGATAGTAAACCGATCATACTAAAATGAGACACTCCAAGAAGCACACCTAAACCAAGTGCACCCCACTTTATAAGTGAAAATTTTGGTTTGTTTTCCATTTCAAAAATGCATGATACACTTTATATATGCAAATCAACACTTAAATATCTAAAACTTTATCTCCTATCTTAACATTGTTCTTCTCAAACCAACCACGATTTACCTCAAGAGCATATAAAGCATCACATTCTGATGATACTGGTGTTACTCTAAGTGGATGTAGTTCTTTTATATTTTCTATAATTCCCTCTTCATTAATGAAAGCTACGTCCAAGGGTATTGTTGTATATTTCATGTGAAAATATTTTTCTCCATTTTCTTCAAACACAAACAACATGCCAGTATCTTGATCCAAACTTTCTCTAAACATTAGACCTAAATCAAACTCAGTTTGATTTTTTGGTATCATCACTCGGAGAGGTAAGTTGACCACCTCTTCACCCATACCACCGCCATTACCGCCACCATTACCGCCGTTACCATTTCCACCATTGCCACCGTTACCACCATTCCCGTTGCCATTTCCGTTCCCATTACCATTGCCATTTGTTTTTGCTCCGTTTCCGTTTTTGTTTGTAGGTCTCAACATTCCACCATATCCCACACGGTATCCATTAGGAATCTTCTTACATTTTTTATCTGTAAAACAATAGTATTGACCCGGTGGGCATGACTTAGGAGTGACGCTCTTCGCAGCCTCCTCAATAAAACGATCTAAACTTTTCATTTTTTGTTGTCCTATACTCTAGTTAGGGTTTTTGTTAATTTAAAAACAGTTGATGAATCTGTGGTAGGAGTCGCCCTTACTCTGACACTTCCAGAGTTGATATCAGCATCAAAAGACGCAAGAGATGCACCAGTCCTTATTGTACCAAACTCATTTAAAAAGACATCTGTTCCATCATGCAAAACGTTTAAAGTGGTAACATGATAATTAGATCCTTGAGTTATTTGTATTTGATATTGTGCAGAACGGAAAGTGGCAGCTACAAAACTATCAATGGTAGATGCAGATGTAGTTGTCGTTGTATCAGTTGATGCTTGAATTGATATTATAGGTGTAATACTTCCGGCACCAACATCCAATCCACTTCTCGCTGTCGCAACTCCGATAGAATCTAAAAATGTAACATCATCATATGTGATTGTCCCACCAATTGTGACGTTTCCAGTAAATGTGGCTGCTGTTCCAGTTATATTACCAGCAATATTTAAATTACCAGAAACTTCTGATATATCTCCAAGTAAAGCGGTGCTCGCAATACCAACCCACTTTTGAGTTCCTGAATCATAAATTAGTAATTGTTTATCTGATCCATCAAAACTTACATCATCTAGATCTTTGATAAATCCTGCACCACCACCACCGATTGATGCAAGTTGATATTGAACTCTCTCTACAAACAATTTGTAGTGTTTTTGTAACTGATCAACAGTAACAAAATTTTGATCTATTGGTGTTAATGGATCTTCATTATCTGTGCTTGGTGGTTCTGCAAGTATAGTGCTTTGCTCATCCAACTCCTCTTTTAATACTTCTTGTTTCCCTTTTAATTCTTCGACTATTCGATATAACTCAGAAATATTAGTGGTGTTATAATCATGATGATTATTGAGTTTCTTAATATCCTTTGTTATATCACGAATATTTTCATCATAGTATTTTGGTTTTGGTAGATTAGATATTTCATCAGCTAAATCATCAAAGTATCCTTTTGATAAATCTCTCGCTTCTTTGTTTTTAAGATTAAACTGTTTTACTTCCTCATCAACCCTTTGTTTAAGAACGTTAAATTGACTTAATATTTGTTTCTTAAGTAATCTATCATCATTTTTAAATTCATGGTGATGATCCCATACTCTAATAACAGTCTCTTTTATCTCTTTGAGTATGTTTTCTTTTGTTTCTTGTAATTTATCACTTACTTTGTTTATCTCAACACGATTATCAAAATCTTTTGTTTCAATATTTTCAGATATGTCTTGAACTTCACGATCCATCCTCTCACAGATCGATTTGATTTTATCGTCAACCTTGATAAAGTCATCATCAATTACACTAAATGTTTTACCAATCCATGAAAAATCAGGAACCTCATTTACTTCATTTACCCACTTGGGAAACTTTGGTATCTCAGATCTGACTTGATCAATCTGCTCACGAATGGATGTTATTTCTTCATCATAGTATTTAACTACAGGAAGATTAACTAAATCCTCATGAAGATTACTGATACGATCTTCGATAGATGCAACTTGATCGTCATAATATTTTGGTTCTGGCAATTCTTTTATTTCTTCTTTTACATTGTCTATCTGCTCACATACAGCCTTAATCTCTTTGTCATAGTATCTGACTTCTGGTATTTCTTTTATTTGTTCTAATATTGATTCTAACTCTGAATCATAATATTTGATTTCAGGTATTTCAGGTATATCCTTTCTTACGTCACTTATCAGACGTATTATTTCTGTTAAATCTTGTGCTTCTTCAACTGAGCATGGTGTTGTATCAACTGCTGTATTTCCTGCTCCAACAGAACTGAAATCATAGTCAGCTGAATCGGCGTTATATAAATCTGCTATCTCTTCTTCAGGCCTTGGTGGTTCGATGAAATCATCCACTGAAGGTAACTTTTCTTCAATTATAAGGTCGTCTATTGATGGAAGATTTTTTGGATTTACAATAAAATCTTCATAAGACGGTAATTTCTCCGACATTTTATGAGTAAAATATTACTTCGGGATTCCTCTCCCTGACTTATTTATTCTCCTTATTAAGTCCAGACTTAAGTATCTTTGATAACTCAGATGTTGACCCTACAAACAATGCATTATTAACTGTTGATGGCCCTTTTGATTCCTCTTCTTTATTAACATCTTTGAGTTTTTTCTGTAAATCCATTAACTTGTCAGTTGCATCCGAAACACTCTTTATGAGTTGTCCAGCAACTTCATATGCTCTTGGCATTTCACTTTCTTGTGCTAATTCTAATATCCCGTTTATTGCCTCTTGCCCCTTTTCTATAATGCTATATAAATTTCCTCTTGTATATTCGTAATCTTTTTGAATATGATCACCGTTTGATTTGACTTCCTTTTTCTGAACTTTCGTGGTTTCTGCAGGAACAATATCTGTCTCTACGTTGAAAGCATCGTTTAGATCATCAAATTTTGAGGTTTTCATGTAATTGTACCACTGAATCCAAAGTCATCACCCATTGGAATGACAGCACTATCAACACCCTCTCCATCTGAAGTATCAGTGTAATCAATGCCTTTAATGTCTGTTCCTCTGACGTGTGATGTAGCGAGTGTAGAATCTTTTCCTCTATCAACAGTGATTTTATTACTGGATGATGAGATAGATTTTACTAACATCTCTTCATTATCTATAACAATATAAAATTCATCCTTGACATTAGTAGTGCTATCAACTTTAAATGTTCTCTGTGTAGCATCAATATCCTCAGCCAAATTAGTAACGACATCTCCCGTATAATCCTTAATTGCTCTTGGTTTGATAGAGTATGTAACATCTCTTTCTGTGCTCTTTGAACTTCCAGCGAGATAACGAACAGATACACCTTTGATGATATCTGGGGTAGCAGAGGAAACAGGGCCAAATAGATATGTCTTCGCGGTGAATCTTAACGTGTAATATAAAACTCTCCTTGATGTGAAGTCTCCTTCATATTCATCTTGAAAAGTAACATTTTCTAATACAATTGGTATATCTCTTTTCTCACCTATCTCAGATACTAAGTTTACACTTAAATTATATGATGGTTGAAAGAAAGGTAAAATTTGTTCAACAATTTGTAGGGCATCGTCATTTAATTTACACATAATGTTTAGTTCAAATGCCATATTATATGGAACAGGCATAAAAACTTTTTTAGTCTGAGTGTCACTATCTGGGTCTTTAACAGTTATTTGCTGAGTTGTAGTCACCTTTCTCGTAGGGTCATATGTCAAACCAGTAAACTCAAATGACATTCTTGGTAAAGTCATTGCGACTGACTTATTTAAATTTGGTGATTGTTCTAATCTTGCTAAAAACTTTCCGATAGGCCCATAAGCTAACGGAACTTTTGTTTCAGTCTTATTTCCATCCGAGTCTGCATGCTTAATGGAGAGATCATTAAACAACGTTCCAAAGGATATAATTGTTTTTCTAAAAATTTCGTTGTAAAAATACTCAAACATCTTCGCACCTATACCGAGTTATTTATGGTTGTCCAAAGGGATTGCCCTCTGAGAAGTCTAATATTGCATCTGCTTCAGTTTCAAATCCATCATTATCACCAAATCCATCATCAAAATTGGTAAGATCGATAAGTCTTATGGTGTGAACTGCACCTGAAGATCCACCTGTAATTTCTTCTTTCTGTAAAAACACTCCTTCTACGTTTGATATTTTAAGTTCACTTGTAACACTATTCCAATCCCTTACTCTTGCAGTTGCACCACTTGTTCCACCAGTAATCACCTCATTAAATTGGAAGTTACCAGACGCATCGCTAGCTGCAGGAGGAGCGATTGCGATTGTTGGGGGTGTTGTGTAACCAGCACCAGCGTTAGTAATATGGATCGCACTGATTGTTCCAGCAGTTGAAACAATAGCGGTTGCAGCAGCGGAAACTGTTGATAATCCAGTAAATGTAATTGTAGGTGTGGTTGTATACCCAGAACCACCACCAGTTATTGTAACAATACCAATTGTTCCATTCGCCATTCCTGCGGTGGCTGCAGCACCCACGCCATTTCCACCAAATATTTGTATGTCAGGGCCTGTTGTGTATCCTGATCCGGGATTTACTAAATTTATACTTTGAACAACACTTGCTTTTTGATTGCTTGGATCGGCAGCACCCTCACAAACTACGATACCACCACGAAGATTAGCAGTCGCAATACCTGTAACTCCACCAGTCGGTGCGGACGAAATTGCAACTCTTGGAGCAAATGTATAATTACGCCCACGATTTGTTATATCGATAAATTGAATACCACCATTAATAACAGTTGTAACAGCAGACGCACTTGATGCAGTTCCAACTAATGTAAGAACTTGTGTTCCACCTATAATGAAATCTTCACCATCTACACCCTCTGTTGCTGCGAGTGTATCATCAATTTCATCAACACCTGTATCAATAACTTCATCTTCATACTGAAAGAGTTCGCAACGAAGAGTATATACGTAATTTTTCTTTAGTTGATAAAATGGTTGTTCATGCTCTACATATTTAATTTCAAATAAACGATCACCTAAAGGAAAGTAAATTAAATCACCCTCTTTTGGTCGAGTTGATAATCTTACATCTGCCTCATTTTTCATAAGAGGTGAGATATATGTTTCAAATCTATCTCTTGATATTGTTAGAGTAAGTTCATTAGTTGCCTGAATACCAAACTTTGATAAAAGTGTAGGATTCTCTCCATATCCGTCGAAAGATTCAACGTAAGCCTCAATGGGATACGCATCATCAAACTTTGATTCGATGACCTCTTTGATTATTGTATTACTATTAGCATATTTTCTTGGCATGTAATGAACGTTCACTCCATAAATTTGGAGTTGCTCATTTATGAGAGATTGAACTAGGTTCTGTTCGCTAGTTGATCCTTGCTGAAAAAAGGGATTGAGAACCATGTCACTATCCTATGAAATCGAGAGGTGGTAACTCGTAAGTATTTGACATCTGTTCTCTAATAGTATCCAACTCTCTCTGTCCATCTTCATATATTTGTCTACCATTTAATTCTACACCACCGGGTAATTTAACACCTTGAAACTTAATTAAATTTTGACCCCATTGTCTTTTCATCAAGGCAGTGAGATATCTCTTTAAAAAGTAATCGTTGTAAACACCTGTATGATCATTAGGATCTATGATTCTAAAACAATCAATTACTAGAAAATCATCAACACTCATGGCTGAAAAATCCATATCCATATACAAACGATCTTGTCTTTGATTAAATCTTATTTGCTTCTCAGTTGTTAATGCAAAGTTTATATCTTCTAGATATCGTTTTGTCATTGCGTAGTTTAAGATACCAGCATAACCAAGATTGAATGCAATATCATTTAAGAATAACTGATATTTTACACTAAACATATTATTTGTCACGGTGTTTGCACCATCAAAATGAAATAGTTTATTAACACCTATCACAGAGTTTGGCATCTGTAGATAGTTGCTATCTTCTTCAAACGAAAACTCCGTTGATACACCAACTATGGTTGCACTTGTTGTTGTAGTAACAATACCAACTGCATTATCACCACCTCTTCCTCTTGCCCTATCGATGTCTACTTGTCTTACTTTGTACTTTAAAAATGTTTGTATGACACCGTTAAAATGTCTTTCCTGAAAGTATTGAATAGCATCATCTAATAAATCCTCAGTTTGCTCATCTGCAATATTAATCTCAAGCAATGGAGCACCCAACTGCCTTTTACAGTAATCTATTAATGTTGATCTACTTGATGGTTGAGCCATTTATACTATACCTCTGTCAATATTTAGGGTGCAGAAGATACACCACCACGTACTTGAATATTTCCGTCTACAATTCGATACACTGTTGCACCAGATCCAACTAGAATATCATATACATATCTACCTGCTTTCACGCTTCTAGTATCTGTTGATCCTAAAGATATCGTTAATCCATATCCGCTTGATGCAGTCGTATCAATACCAACTGTAAATGTGGCTGCAGGAAAAGCAGTTGATCCAATCGCTGTACTTTTTGTCATTTGAGACGATCCTGTCCAACCAGTTGTTGTGCCAACACCCACAGAGTTAGTGGTAGAAAAATTAAACCCAGTATTTGATGTGTCAACAATATTAAAAGTTGCACTAAAATCAGCACCGACATTCATTATCAAGTCACATGGATATGCAACCCCTGCTTCTGGATCAAAAGTGATTTTTTTAGTTGCCATTTACCAGACTCCTTAACATATCTTTGATTTCAGTGATTTCACTTCTAAGTGTCGATATATCTCTTTCAAGATTCTCCACTTTGTTTGTCTCACCTTGTTTTATTTTACGAAGAGACATGTATCTCTCGTACTCAGATTTATTAGTATTGATAATACAGTTTGATTCTGTATTTCTAAGAAAATGTTCGTTATCTTTAACTTTGATGTAAGACATTATGCAAGAGCGATTACTTTAAGATTTGAAACTCTAGGTACGTAAACCTGATTTGTTGATGTTAATACAAACTTAACTCTAAAAGCTCTAAATGATGGTAAATCATTTATACTAAATGTTAATTCTTTGAATTGTAGTTGATCACTTACAAAACCAGAGGCCTCTGATGGTGGAGTTAGAGCATCAGTTTTTCCGTCGCTTTCATCGATAGAGATAACTTGTCCTCTTTCATTTAGATTATTAAATCCGGGGAATGGTACAAATATTGGGTCAAATCCGGGATTTTCACTTATAGCAAAGAACGCTCTTATATCAGTATATTCATTTATGTGAGCGTCAAGAACAACTTTTAGCGATGTACCAGATGTTTGTAACACATTTTCTTTTGAGACATACTGGAATGCTGAAGGATCAGTATCTAATCCATCAACACGATTATCATTTTTAAAGTTTGAAATAAGTTTATCAACTCTATTTGAAACTAACAAAGCACTTATTCTTTCCATGTCAACCGTAGGTGATATTCTTGAATCATTAGAGTTCAAATTAAGTGTCATATTAAATGATCTATCACCCGGTAGGACTGTTATTGAGTCATTATTAGTTTCATTCACCCTTGAAGCTATAATTCTGGGTGTATTCATATAATTGGATTGATTGATAGCAACAGATTCTGTCCCTTGAACGACAAACGGAGTATCAGATCCCTGACCAGATCCTGTATTCACACTTGTTCCACTCACAGTCTTGATCTCTGCACTTAAATTTGTTCCTTGAACAGTGGTGTTTTGTATTAAGGGTTTTATCAAATCAAATGCCATATTTTGTGAGGCATGAATTCTATTACCTCCACCTGATTTTGTTTCTTTTACTTTAAGTTGAGGGAAACTTTCAGATGATGTTCGACCTATGCCATTAGCACCCATATCTAATTTAATTTTATATGAATCTAATGTGATGGGATTTGCATCAGTAACATTCGCAAGATTATGAGTTGTATTAATTCTTCGTAAAGATACTCCTCCTAGTTCATATTTGGTTACGATATCTCCGGCAACATAATTTTGACCTTGTGTTGAGTCTTGTTGTCTAGTGATACCTGTAAGATTATTTCCAGAGAACCCAGTATATTTAATTATTTCATTTTTAATTTTAATGTAGCCAGGATTAGACGCTGCAACACCTACATTTTCAAAAGTTGAAAACTCACTTGTACTACCGATTGATATATTAGCGGTTGAATCATTAGCGTATGGTGCAGTAAGTTTTGTCTCAGCGACATCACTTTCAGCACCAGAGATTACAACTCTATTAATTTGATGATGCATTCCATGGTTTTTATGATTTACCTCTATGTGCAGACCATCACTTATTGTTGTAATACCACTTGTAGTTGGGAATGCACCATAAGTTCCACCTGCACCCGTCACCGCACTTGTGATACCAATAATATCTCCAATGGCATTTAATCCACCAGAGAAGAATAAAGTCTTTCCAGTGCCAACCGCAAATTTACCTTGAACATTATCAACAATCAATTCACTTGTGCTACCAATAGATGCGACAGTTAATCTTGCATTGATTCCCAAATTAGTTGATATACCAAGAACATCACCAACTGTATATCCCTCACCACCACTGACGATTGTTGCAGCAACAGCAACGCCTCCATCAAAGTGAACATTAGCAGTTGCATCTCTACCACTTCCAGTTATAGTTGATAAAGCAATACCAATTAAACCGCGATTACCTGATGCTGGTGTATAACCAATACCTGCTCTAGAAACTGTCAATGTTCCAGTCGCGATACCTGCAGTTGCAACTAAATTACCAGACGCTCCTGACACATCTTGAGATTGAGAAATAACGTTACCAACAGTTGGATGCACATCATTAGCCTTTCCACTAAATGCAGAACTAATACCAATTCTTATTTTTTTAGTTTGTAAATTTAGAGAATTTGGTAGTAATTTAGGAATTTGTGAATTACCCTCAGATAAAATTGGGTTGTAAATTTCAACTGATCCGGATGTTGAAAACTCAGCACGATTGATAATAAATTTAAGATCTTCCCACTGACTTGGTTCCCATGTAGAGGCATTTTGAGACTTAAATAGAGAACCTAATGTCGGTTGATTTGATACAAACTCATCAGTTATCAAATCATTTTCACCTATCCTTGATATGAAAACTCTATAATCTGCGGATGCTGATAACATACAGATAGCATATTCAGTTCCCGGTGATAGGTAAACTGGTGCTTTAAAATTAAACTTTGTAGAAACTGAACCATTTGATGAAGTTGTTATTTGATCAGGATCAAGAGTTAATTGTGAAAATGGAAGAACTTCTTGACTAGGTACACCAAGTTTGACTGTTCTCAAATCAAGTTGAACTGGTATATTTCCTTGATCAACAGTTTGAAAATAAACTTCTACACTTGTAGCAAATATACCAGTAGAATCTCCAACATAGAATGACTGAGCTAAAGGATCAACTTGTTGCTCAACTGTTTGACCCGTGACATTTGATGCGATAAGAACACTACCCGTAACCTCTCTTTCTGATCTACTTTCATTTACACTTTGATTTTGTACTCTTGCATTTCTTAGAGAAATAATATTTTCTTGAACTGTTTCTAGTGTGCCTGTAGAATCAAAAACTTCTGATGCAATCGTTGATGCTTGACCTCTATTGTTTTGCTCATTATCGATTAATGTAAAAGTTCTTCTTCCAGTTTGGAATGTTGGATTTGTAACTATGTTTGGATTTGGGATAAAGAAACTTCCTAAACAAGTGGCAGCATAGTCTGATATCAATCTTAAATCTGTCACTTGAGCTTCAGCACCTGATGTTCCACCTTTTAATATCATTCCAGTTTCGATTCTACCAAAGAAATCACCTTGAGCCTGCTCAGCTAATGATTCACAATCAACATTTATTGTTGTTGATGTGGATGAGTAAGTTGGTGGTATTAATACCCCACCAGATAATTGTACAACTCCCGGACTACCTGAATAAGTCTCAATCGCTGTGAGTGCAGTTTGTGTTGTGTAAGGATTTTTTGCATATATTCTTGTAGGATTATCGAATGGCCCTTCTCTGTGATTTGAAACAGCAACTCTAAATTTAATTGTTGCAGGGTCTGCTGTATTTTCAGAAAATATCTCTCCTGTTACAGTTTCACCGACTTGGAAGACACCAGATATCATTGATATTTCAATCAACTTAGGAATACAATACTTCGTCATATTCACACCATCAAAAAATGCGAATAATCTCGATTGAGGTTTAAATCCTCTTCCATCAAATGAGACGTTTCTTGAACGTATTCTTGGGATTACTTCACTGCTGACAAGCACATCACCAATTGACTCCTGATCAAATTGTTCAGTAATTAATTGTCTAGATCCAGATCTATTTGATGTTCCTGTTCTAAAACTTTCTAAGAAAGTATCTGTAATCTGCTGGTTTATTATTTGATTACCTTGTTGAATTCTTTGTTGTCTGTTTGAAGTTGTAAATTCTTGTCCGGAACCAGTCCAAACAGTATCCCAACCCTCCCAGATTGTGCTTGTTAATCCTGTTTGTGGATCAAAACCACCAAATGATCTCTCAGCCTCAGCGACAGTTGAAGCAAAATTACCTTCTCTTTCAATAATTCTTGCATCTAATCTTACTGTATCAACCCAAGTATCTGATGCGGGTCTTAATTCTAGAGATGCCTCCCAAAAATTAAGAATAAAAGGTGTTACACTCTCAGTTCTTGTTCCAAAAGACTGTGTTAGATATGGAGTTTCTTCATAATCAAGTGTTAAGACATTTCCTGTTTTTCTTATATTTGTTCCTTCTGGATCAGCACCATTGAAAATATTATTTTGACCCTCAACTGGGCCAACTTGTAAATCAATCAAATTGCAATAGTGTGATGATCTTAATTCTTTTCTTTTTATATCAATACTATTTTTTACTGCAACTCCAGTTTCTTGAGGTAAAATAGTTGTAAAATTATCTACAAAAAATCCGGATTTAAATTTGTTTAATCCATTTTCATCAGAAACAAATAAATTAGCAGTATCAGTTTCTAAAAGTGAGAGAGTCGTATAATATTCTAAGTTTTGAATTCTTTGTTCAAGAACACGGATATCTTTCATTCGATATCTTTTATGCTTTAAGAATGATATCTCAGCGTCATTAACATCATAAAGATAAGCGGGTAAAACAACCTCTGCTATTTCTAAAGCGTCATCTACTGCGATTGGTTTATCAGGATTTTCACTAGGTGCACCTTCTGCAATAGAGAAATTGCCATTTTTTGTTAAAAATATTCTATCAATTCTACCAAGATAGAAAGAAAAATCAAGAATTATTGATTCATCGGATGCTAAAACATTTGCTGCTGAATTACCAGATGCATCAAAAGATCTTCCAAAAAATTCAAGTGGAGATCTCTCGCTTTCAGTAACATCATAATTTGAAACTCTAGGTCTTATATCAATAATATCAGTGTTTCTTATACCGTTAATTGATTGTATGTCACCATTATAATTAAAATCATTATAAGAATTTTTTACCGTAACATCTCCATCATCAGATGTTTCAAAATATGCACTTTCAAAATATACTTTTATCTTTTTGGTGGGTGATCTTCTACCATTAAGTCTTTTAATAAATCCAAAATCATATATGGTTGATTTTTGTCCAGTATTAAAACTATAATTTCCTGTAATATTTTTACTGACATTATCTAATGTATTAACTACAGCTTGCACTGCTGACTCTTCAAAGTTTACAAATTCACCCTCTCTAAAACCTATATCATTTAAGATTACAAATGATATTTGAGAGTCTGATAAAATTTCTGCCACAACTGCGACCGCACCTGATTGTAAACCTTTTATTTTTTCACCTATGATTAAATCTGTGGTTTTACCAGCAGGACTATCAATTGAAGATAAAATCATTTTGGGAGCAGATGGATCTGCTGTTGATAAAGACTCAAATATACCCAATACTCTTAAAACATCTGGAGTATTAAGAGATATTTTTTCATCTTGCACACGAGTTCCAAAAGGATATCCACCGGCAGTTAATCCGTCGTTTAAAGTTGCACCCCCAGTTCCAGATCCTGTTGAGGATGATTTATCTATTAGTTGAGAATTTATTCTTTGTTTTCTTTTAACTTTTGCTGTCACACCTGTTTTAGACAATGTTGCAACAAGTGTAGCGTCTAAATTTCCACTTAAATCTGATCCAATATTACTTATTTGTAAAGTTCCATTACCATCACTAAATTCAAACTTATCATCAGTTAATCTTTCTTGAACTCCATCTTTTCTTATAAGTGAGTATCTTTCCTCATCAAATGGTAAAAATGTTTCATTAGTTCCAGCTAAAACTGCAGTTGTTAATTGATCATCTGATGCATTTATTGTTACATCAAAAGTTTTTCTAATGTTTAAAGTTGCTGATGATATATCAACATCTGATACATTTTTTCTTGGCATCTCTGTAAAGAGAGTGTTGTCATCAGATCTTGAAAAGGGAGTTGTGACAAGTGTAAGGTCAGGAACTTCTAATGATGTGCCGGCTGTCGATTTATACAATGCACCCTCAGTAACTCCTGTCACTGTTGCCACTCCAGTAACAACCACGTCAGATGTATTTACTGCAGTTATTCTTACTAAAGACTTATCATCATTACCCAAACCACCAAATTTAAGTAAATTACCTACCTTTAATTTTCCGGGAAATAGTGGATTTCCACTTGTAATTGTACTGATTGAGACTGATCCACTTCCAGTTGCTGATGTCATGTTTGCGGATCCAAAATTAAATAAATCTTGTTGAACCACATCTGCAACGAAACTTTTTGCAGATCCAACATTTCCTAGATTAGGGCCTGCATATAATGATTTAACGTCACTAATACCAAATGATGTGACTGCCAAAGCTATTCTACTATTTTCCTCTCCATTAATAATTAATGGTTCATTCGGAACTAAATCACCAGATCTATCATATATTGATAAGGATGTTGTGTTACTTGCATTTGATCTTAAGAATCCAGTTGCTCCACTAAATTTACCTTTTATAAAAGCAGGTGTGCTTAATGTAATTGCTTGATTCAAAGTAACATTAGTGAATGTCTGAATATCAAAAAGTGATATGTCATACTCATTAATATTTGAATTAGTTGCATTGTATGATCCAGACTCTAAAACAAAATCATATACTCTAGCGACACCTATTTCTGATCCTACTATTGTTCCACCAGTTGGTAAACCATCAGATCTTTGATCTCTTAAACTTACCACAAATGTGTTACCAATTCCAACCTCTGGTGATCCTGTTTGTCTATTAAGTGTTAATGATGCACCTGTTTTATAATTAACTCTCTGACTTTCTATTTTCTTTGTAGTTCTAGGTTTCTCAACATCAAGGAAAGATGATGATATAGTTTCTATTTCATATCCTTTAACAAATGCCTTTCCTGAAGATACTTGGAATAAAGCAAGATCATCATTAGCAACAACTCCAGATTCAGTTGCTTGACCTTGACCGAATACACCACCATTTCCTAAATCATCATTTAAAGACTCTCTTACTCTAATTGAAAAAGGTTTTACGGTATAATCACCAGATTCAGCGAATGTTCTTCTTGCTAGTTCATCATTTAGTAAATTATAATCAGATGTAGTTGGTCTTGTTCTTAGAATACCAGATCTTACCGATGCTAATTCAACAAAATCATCATCGTTTGTATCGTCTAAAGGTTTGAAAAATAACGAGCAACTTATCTTCAATCTATCAGCACCCGGTGCTGCAAAGTTATTGAATCCTTTTGAGTTGTCAGTTAATGATGAATCTTCATCAGAATTAACAGTTTCCTCTAAAACTCTTAATCCAATTCTTCCAGTTGGTGTGTTTCCATATTGATCTAAAAGAATTGTTTGAGATGCAACACTGACAAAAGTTCCTCTTATAAAATAAACACCTTCTGAAATTGAGAAAGATGAAGCTATTGATGCTGCATTTTGAGAAATCGCACCTGCAAATGCTTCTCCTTTGGGTATAAATGTGCTATTTTCTGGCCCAGAAACAATATCAATATCTGCTGCTAATAATTCACCACTCGCAATAGATGAGTTTTCATTTGATGTGCTTGAAGTGTCATATCTAATGTATAATGTTAAATTATCTCTTATGGAATCTGTTGAATCTAATATTTTTACAACAGTTGCTGATACACCAGTTCTTAAACCTACAATTTTACGATTTAGTAATTGATCAATATATGATTTTACAGTAACACCAAGATACTCATTATTTATTTCTACACAAGCAAAATTACTATTATAAGTTGTATTTCCGGGTATAACTTTTGCACCCTCTTTGAACATATGAGTACCAAATTTTGCAATTTGATCCTGTAGTATGGACTGTAAACCAGTTAACTCTCTCGCTTGAACTGGAAAACCCGGTTTGAATAAAACTTTATAATAATTATCATCTGCATTAAAATCGTCAAAATATGGCGATACATTTAGATTGGTTGTTTGTGCCATGGGTGATTAGAATTGCAATATAACTTTAATATCTTCTTTTTGATTAGAAGAACGGGTGATGGCTGGTCGATGATCAACGTATATTATATTACCAGAGTATTTTTTAACCTCTGGGTTTGACACACCTTTTGTAAATGTCTGACCAAGATAGTATGTTTTATTATTTATTGAGGTGGATAGACCACTAAAAGAGGTGTTAATAGCAAGTGTATTTGATCCGTCATCAGGAACAATACTAAAACTTCCACCATCAGATATGTCAGCAGTAAATCTATCTGCGTTAAAACCATAAATTGGTGATGTAGTGCCAAGACCAACAGTTGTAAAACCTGCCTGATTACGATCTTGCCAATATTTAAGAACACCAGTCACTTGATCATAACCAAGAACTCTACCAATAGCTGTTACCCCTGTTCCAGTTGTTTGTGTTATGATCGAATCTGGAGTAAAAGTTGCTGAACTGTACCCTGTTCCAGTTAGTCTCAAAGCATAAGCTGCACTTGCTTTATCTAAAGTGAGTAAAGATGATGATCCAAACGCTTGTGGATTTTCTATTATCCCAATTCGAGATATTTGATTACCTGTGATAAAGTCTGGATTTTCTGGATCATTTTCAATACGTGAATAAACCAAAGCATTTGATGCTCCTAACTCTTTGTAAATGTCCTTACCATGTCCACCTTGTGGTGGGATGATTACATCAAGTTGAGGATATGAGTCTGGTCTTGGTAAACCACCAGCAACAATATCAACGGTTCCGAATGTATATCCAGAGCCTTGATTGGTAACTATAACAGATCCTATTTGTTGATCAGCATTTACAGTTACGGTGCATTCAGCACCACTTCCATCTCCTTTGATTGGAACTCTTGTGTAAGTTCTATTTGCAGTCCCTAAACCTACACCTCTGTTTTGCACAACAACAACTTTCACACCACCATCAACTGCGTTGTCTCTTACAGAGGCATTATCAGCACCAGTAGACCAGTCTGAAGGCACTGGCATAAATTCTGTTGAATCGAACTTTACAAGTTCTGATGGTTTTATTGTGTAAAGGTATTTCCAAATATATCCATCTCCACTCGAACCCGCTGCTTTTGGTTCCAAATCTGTAAATGTTGGTTCATCGAGAGATGGTTTTCCATCCGGATTTTCTGGATTTGTACCATTCTCTAGACAAATATAAACTCTAAAGTCACTATTCACCACGTAATAAGTTGCATTATACAACGTGGTTCCTTGCCCATTCTTTGGGGGATTGTTAATACTATAATCTGGCCTATAATAATCATATGTTGTTCCAGAATTCCAACTATTTTTTCGCACTACTTGTTTTACATCACTTGCGTTAACCTTTTTCAAGGCAATCATAGTATCATAATAATCGTTTTGATCATCAAAACTATCGATTGGTGCAGGGGGATTATTATTCCATGTTGCTTGAATTATTGTCGGATCTGTCAAACCGACAAAAGTATAATAAGAATTAGACGATGAAGATACTCCAGCTACAAAATTCTTCGCATTTAATATTCTTATCTGGTCAGTTATTATGGCAGACATTTATTTGAATTTTTTAGTTATTTATGTGGTATAACTTCCTACTTTTAAGGAAGTCTTTCTTGTTAATATAACACCAGTCTCGATTCCAGTAATACCATTTGAAGTATTTACAGTGTAAGCACGAGAAACATTACGTTCAGACATTATAATTTTACCAAAACTATAATCACCATAATAAGTGCTATTGGCGAGTCCAACGAGTCCAGCGGTATTTGCAACACTCACAATAACTCTTGTTAAAGCAGTTTGTCCAAATCCAACTGCATCTGTTGTTACTCCCGATACAGCAGCCACACGATACACATTATCTATGAAGGTTGTTCCAATACCAACTATACTGTCATCACTATAATCCATTGATGATCTTGCAGAACCAACGTTTGAATTTTTAATTACAAAATAATCACCAACTGCTATTGCAGACTCCGTGATTGCATTTGTTGCACCTTGTGTTATATTGGAATTTCTTAAATCAGAGTCATATGGAATTACTAAATCAAGTTGTATCGTGGGATGAGTGATACCACCAACAGTTGTGATAGCGATACCACTAATTACTCCACTATCACCTGTAAATGATACAACAGTATTACTTTCTTTAAGTGTTGGTTGAGCACCTATCAATACAACGGGAGGATTAGTTCCTGTATATCCGATTCCAGATTGAACACCAACTGTAATTGTATTCACTGAACCATTAGCGATAGTTGCTGTAGCCTCAGCACGAGCAGTTGTTCCAAGTCCAACTGGATTTTGAATTGTGACAGTTGGAGCACTTGTGTATCCTTTACCACCTTCTGATATAACAACACTTGAAATAGTTCCCGCAGCAGAAACAACAGCAGTTGCAGCAGCAGCGACTCTTTCAGCGTTATTGAATATAACGACATCTTTTTGGAAATCAGTTGCAACTAGGTTTTCATTCTTTGGATTAAAGAATGGTCTCAAGTTACTTAAGTATGCAATTGTTGTACCAACACCAACTGATTGTATAAAGTTTGTTGTTGGGAAAATTCTACCATCATACAATTCACGACTCTTACTTACAATCTTACCTTCAATGAAAAGATCTTCAGTTTGTTTTGTCCACTTAACAGGTCTCTTCTCTCTAGTATCCTCAAACACGCCGGGGCCATCATATGCATTTGTATCAACTGAATTGGATGATGTTATTTCAACAACACTTCTTTCATTTTCTTGTAACCAATCTTTTTGACCTAATGTATCATGATATCCAAGTGTAAGTGTATCACCAACTTTAACAGTAGCGATCACGTCTCTATCAACTACATCAGCACCACCAGTCCCTCTGTAAAATAATATTTTTAATCTATCACCTGATTTAGGTGGTTCATCAAATGTAATTGTTGCACCACCGGGGAATGAGTATGATTCACCGGGTATTTGAAGAATATCATTTATGAATACAAACAACGTGTCCTCAACTTTTACTAAAGATCCAGGCCTAGATTGTATTGATAACGCATCACCACCAACTGATATTGGGAATGTTCTTCTTGATCCAGTGAATAGATTTGAAAAATCATCTAATATCTGTAATTGTCCAACTGCCCAACCGGTGAATTGATCACTATCAACCTCATTAATTGTAAATTCTATTTCCTCAAAGTTTGGATTTGCAGTTGTAGGAATACCAACAGATGAAAAATAAGTATCAATTCCAGCTAAAGGTAATGTCAAAATTTGATTGACACCATAACCAAATCCAAGATTTGTTATTTTAAAATCAATAATAGTTGATCCTTGACTTACTACAACATCTGCTCTCGCTTCTGTTCCTCCGATTCCGGGTGAACTTGCACTATAAACAAGAGGGATATCAGAGTAAGATAATGGTTCATCAATCACGACTTTCATCAACTGATTTACTTTACCGCACCTTGCATAATTATGAGGTCTTGTTGATATACCAGTATTGACTTCAAATTCAGTTGTACTCAAAACTTTTAATACAGTTGACCCATCAAATCCTACATCTTGTCCACTCGCAGAATTATTATTACCTCTTGGTGCTATTAAAACAGGTTGAACTGTTCCACCACTTACAAAGTTACTGAGTGTCACTCCGGTTCCTATATTAATACTAAACTGAGTTGCACTAGCAACACCCACTACAGAAACACCACAGAAGGCATCATCTCCGGATCTTGGGAAAGAATGAGTTGGAGTGCTGCCATCAGATGATGATGACATACCAAGATCATTTAACAATACGTCACTACTCTTTCCTGTTACTGATAAACCATGAGCTGTGCTCGTTGTTACAGTCATGATTCCAGTAGCACTATGATATGAAGCATTTTGTACACTGACAGCAGGTGCATAATCGCAAGTAAATGCAATTCCTGATAAAACAATCTCGTTACCAACTGATAATCCATGTGCCGTTGATGTTGTAACAGTGGTAAGACCTGTGATAGATGTGTATCCTACATTTGATATGTCTCTAGGGACATAGAATACTCTATCAGTTGTAATTGCAACGCTAGTAACATGCCCATCAGATACAGCTGCTGTTCCTATTGAAAATACTCCAGCACCATCAAATCTTTCAGTTTGTATAGCGACATTAACTGTTTGTATTCCAGCCCTATAACCAGATCCTGTGTTTCCTATTGAAACAGATGAAATAGTTCCGGCAGTTGAAACAATAACAGTTCCTCCAGCAGAAACTAACGGTTGATATCCAAATCCTCTGGTTGAACCAATAGAAACTATTAGACCACCTACAGGTATTGAAGCAGCGTTCGCATCTCTAGTTGCTGTAACTAAACCCGATCCTGTCCATGTTAAGGTTGTTCCAGAATCCTCTGTAAGTGTGAAGTCTCCATTTGATCCCGGAGTCTGTAAAACACCATTTATAAGAACTAAAGCATTATTTGTAGCGACACCTGATATTGAAGTTCCGTTAGTATGAGTTAAACTGAATTCTTTTGTTAATCCATTGAATCCTTGAGTTAGATCATCAAATAGGTAATTATCAGTGTATGTCTCCTCAGTTCCTCCAATAACACCACTTCTAGTAAACACTCTACCTTGGAAACTTGATGATGTTGTTATACCTTCAAAGTCTCTTGCATCCGGAGGATTGGTTGTTGATCCGATTGGATTTTTTCCGGGAGGTGCTTCAATAAAGTTAATTTCATTTTCAACAATGTTGTAATTACCTCTTATTTTCTCTACCAAATCACCGGTGCTAAATCCTGCTATTGTTGTTCCTAACCAACCTCTTCTTACTTTCATAGCATTAGTTGATCCCACACCAACAGATATAATTTTCATTATCTCCTGAGTATCTCCAGCTCCAACTCTTACATAATCTGCACCAAAGAATGATGTGATTCCACTAAAGAATACAACATCATCACCTATATTTGTTTTTTCAGAGATAGTGGTAGTAACTGAAGTTCCAGCGATTGGTGATTGTATTGCATTATCAATTGCAACTAAAACTTTTTGATTCGCATCAATTGCAGTAAAAGTATGACTTGTTCCAATACCAACCGTTGATAGACCTATTGGAAGTGCAATTTGTTTCAATGCATTTTCAGCTGTGAGAGCAACCTGAACTTTATCCTCACCTTTCTTTATAATAAAGACTGATGATGGCATGCTAAATGGTGCGGTGCTTATACCAATTGATGTTCCAGCACCGGGTGAATATTTTACCTTCTGACCTGTGGTAAAGAAATGATTAGGAAGAGTTATTATATTATTGGTAAGATCAACAACATCAGTGCTTGATCCATCGTAAGGTTTTTTAAATATTGGATTTCCATTATTTTCTAATGCAAATTGTCTCTTGATTGATGTTTGAGTTCCTTCATATATTGCGAATCCACTTTCTAATGAAGCATTTTGTAAGTCTTTGACTGCTTCTCCACCCACTTCTCTTGTTGCTTCGGATGGTAGTAAATTTGTATTTTCTTCAGGTCTCAAAGCATTCATGAATGTTGTGATTGAAACACCAATACCTGCATTTGGAACAAAGGTTAATTCAGTAATTTCATCATCTGCACCAGTTCTCCTTGCGCTTATTGTTCCCAATCCAGCGAAGGCTGTACCTACTTTGACATTACCAAACTCAGTTAACATTATATTTTCAGGATCAGTTCCATCGTAATCATCTATCATTACAACTTCTGCTAATTCATAACTACCATTCAACTTATCTGCGATTTGAACTATACAATAAGCAGCATCATATTCATCTCCATAACTTGCAATACCGACTGGTATAGGAGTCGAACTTGATGAGATACCTGTTGATTGAGCAGACATTTCTGCATAAGAAAATTCATAAGATCCGATTCCAATGTATCCCTCAGTTGCAATACCAATTGCCATGGCATTTATAAATGCTGTTGACATTCCAGCTTCAGGAGTGTATGAAAGAACTAAATCATTTCCATCCATGAATGGGAAATATGTTCCAAGATTACCTGTTGATGAATACGCATCAACGGAATGAATTGTTAACTGACCATACTCTTGAAAACCAACATTTGTGCCATCATGAATCAAACTTACTTGATCATATTCAACACTACCATTTAATGTTCCCCCTCCAGCTTCAACACTTACTAATACCTTTGCAGATCTGTGTCCTGATATATTTGTACCAATACCACCTAATGTAAAGACGGTTCCTGCTGCTCCTCCAGCGATTGTGACAGCTGTTGTGGCGATACTTATCAATGATCCATTTAAACCTGTTGTAGGGTTAGATGGTGCACCCGGTATGGTTGTACTACCACATGATACAGTATCAGTTGATATGCCTAATCGTTGAGCATCAATTTGATATGACCATAACACAACATTATAATTATTGAGTTTGAATTTGTTTGGATAGTACCTTAAAACAGACTCATTTCCATCAATTGCATAATCAAAGGATCCTAAATCAAGAACTGTATCAATGTCACCATACTGGTTTAACATTGTTTGTCCTTTTCCAGTATCATGAAGTGTATTGACAATGGTTATCTGTCTCTCACCAGTAAATAATCTATCAGATACAAGAGCGAAGAACATTTGAGTTCTACCATCTGATAAAGCATTACGATATACATCAGCATAGGGAGTTGATCTTGCATTATTGTTAAAGATATTGCTAATATCATCAATTTGAACGACACGGTTTGATACTGATTCAGAGTAGTCTGTTATCAACCTTGTCTGGAAGTTTATCTCATCTGAGAAAGGTTTCTCAACTGCGATAAGATAATTTTCTGTAGCTAAATCAAAATCATAGACAGTGTTAAGACTTTCCACCCCTACCAAATCAACAAGTGTCGTAACTGTGCTTTTTGTAGGATCGATATTGAATAACTTTCCTGATGTTGATGATAGTTTATCTGACTCAACTTGTAGATCACTAAATTTTTTAAATCCAGAGGTATGGTTTAAAGATCCAACAATATCTTTCCACTCGTCAAATTGAACCTTTGATTTTATTGAATATGAAAAAGCATGATAGTAATCATTATCATGAACTCTTTGTAATTCATCATTTAAAAATCCAGTATTATACTCCCACCCATTTTCAACAATTGAAAAATTATCTAATTCATATTTGCTTTCAAATTTAACAATTTCTTTTATTAAACCCTTAGCTCCAGTTGGTGATGCATAAACTTTACCACCAACTCTCTCACCTCTAAATCTTACTTGTTCAATTAATTGTCCAACCTCAAATTCTCTATTGCTTTCAACTGTTAAGTATTTGTTTGAATTATTCCAGTCAAAAACTAAACCATTAATTTGAGTTCCTGCCGAGTTAAAACTCTCAACCTCATCTCCCTTTCTAAATCTATTAGGTTGTAACTCAATATCAAACTGTGGGAACCATTTATCAGGTATAAGCGTAGCGACTGAATTTACTGAATCAAAAATGCCGGGAAAATCAACATTTTTAGATAAGTAGTTTGACATATCATACTTGACAGTTCCGATACCACCGTAATTTGGAGTTACTTGAGTGATTTCAAATCGAGCATAATCATAGTTAACTGAGTTAAATCCTGATGCTGTTGATCCGACACCAACACTCGCATTCTCGACTAAAACTTTATCTCCAACTGTAAATGGGAAAGGATCAATGTAAGTACCTGAGAAACCCACCACTCCACTGAAAGCATTTTTTATTGTTGCTGTAACTGACTGCTCATCATTATCATAAACCAAATTTGAAATTCTTATACCATTAGAGTTACCTGTTGGAATAATTGTTGGAGGAGCGTCATTCATTGACTCACTGTTTTCCAATATTTCAACAAACAATTCATCTGGTCTAAATCTTAAATCTACATCAGTGATTTGTTTTTTTGTTACGCCATCTAAAACAACTAAGTTTGGATCTTGTATGTAACCCACTCCTAAAGAGGTGATACCAATGGATTTGAATCCAGTAAGCGGTGTGATTCTTAAAACTTGAGGGAATATAACCTCTGGAGATAATGTGGTATCACTTGGATAATCAAACCCTATATTTTCTAATGAAGTTCGACTAACCTTACCTATCGTTGTGCTAAATGTTTCAATAACCGCACCTATACCAACGTCAGATGTGATTGTGGTTATACCGGGAACACTATCATATCCACCACCACCATCTATTATTCTAACACGCTCAATACCACCATAGGCAGTTGTTGAAATAGTTGTATATTTTAAAGAGGAATCAGATGAACTATATGATGAAGCTTCAGGGAATGAATTAATATTATATGTAAATGTGGTTGAACCTGTAGATGTTATTCTAAACGTTCCATTGTATCTACTATCTTCTAAAATTATTTGATTATTTAAATCTATAGTATCGTCAACTATAATTTGTTTATTAACTTCTTTATTTTCTAATTTATTAACTGGATTTAATTTATAGTATAATAAATCTGGTGAATTTTCATTAATTTTTAAAGTTAATTTAGCATCAGCACTCACACCTACTGTCCCAGTTAATGATACTTCAAAAGTTTTATCATTACCATTAGTAACATATGGATTGTTAAATTTACTATCCTTATATAATTCTAGGAAAAAGGCTGGTAAACTATTTGCATTTTGAATGTATGATAAGGATGAATCTGATAGGTCAAAGTTTACAGTCGAATTTTTATAGAATTTTAAAGGTGGATTTATAGGGGAAAGAGTTCCTGTAGTAGATATTCCTAGTTTGACAAAATTTGGCTTTATTTTACTTACTTCATATTCATCTTCAACTAATGATACTCTATTACTATCAATAACATAAACATAATATTCTTTATCATTTACAAGAGAACTAACTTCATCATCAAAAGTATGAATTACTTTTTGTCCAGTTGTGAGTCCATGTTTTGCAATTTCTATTGTATTAGGTATTCCTGTTAATGATGTTGCTGATGTAACTCCAGACACTGTAAATGGAAGAGGATTGAAAACTGCTTTTCTGTTGGATGCATTGTATTTTACGGTTACGGTTGTAGTTAAACCGGGATTTACATTAATAAAGACTGTATCGTTGTTTAACAATCCGTGAGTGCCAGATCCAACAACAGAAACTGTGTTGCGTTGTATTTGACCAGTTACAGCATCTCTGAAATTTGTTTTTAAACTGTGAATATTACCCGCACCTGTTGTCAAGAAATATACTAGATCTATCTTTGTATTTGTTCCAACACCAACGCCACCGACAACTTTACTTTGTAATGTTGATCCAATACCAACAAAAGTTCCAGTAGATCCAATACCTATTTTAACTGTAGATAATCCGATAAAGTTATCATCTAACTTTGCAACAAATAAAGGTGAATCTTCAAAAAGTGTTACATCTGCTTGAGCAACATTACTATCAAACTTAACTTTAAAAGGTGTCCCGTCTGTCTGATATGTAACTTCATCTCCAGTTTCTAAACCATGATTCAATAGATAAATTGCTTGACTCGGAATAAAAACAGAACTTGGGCCAGAACCCGGATTTGAGATTGTTCTGAATGTTCCAACACCAACTCCTGCTGTGGTTCCAAGACCAACTGCCTCCTCTGGATTAAAATAATATTCTTTATTTCTTCTTACTAATAATGATGATGTAAATCCAGTATTGATTGTAAATGTTCTAGGAATTTCTTCTAAGATGGTTGTAGCTGTATGAGAAATACCTATGTTAGTTGCTATACCACTTTGTGATCTTAATACTCTTATTCTTGAAGAAAATTTATCGACGTTCAATACTTTAACTATTTCAGTTCCTATTCCAACTTTAAATCTGTCATTTTCCCGAATTTTGGTTACATCACCGGAAATAGACATAAATGTAACTACTCCTGTTGCTGCTGCTGTTCCTATTCCTTGTGATAAAACATACTTATCAGATCTTATTCCAATCGCATATGAACCTTGTAGAGAAGTTGTTGTTGTAGATAAAGATCCAACATTTACAACTGTGGTGTTAAGTAAATTTATACTTGTAGTTGCAATACCTACAAAAGTATTTTGTGAATCTGGATAAAATTCTATATTTGAAACTGTCTCTTGAGATGCACTGATTTCTGATATATCAAATCCAGATAAAAGACTTACTTTTGCTGTTGCTCTGAATGATGAAGATACACTATCATCAAATACTAATTTATCATTTATTTGATAGTTTCTACCAGCAGATAAAATTCCAACTCTATCAACTTTACCTTTCTCGGCAAAATTTATTTTGGAATCTTGTGCCACAAAGTTGTTTGATTGTTTGATATAATCATATCCACTATAATCCTGATTAAATGCGTATGGATATGTATTTCTTATACATCCAGAATTTTCAAGATCATAGAAATCCTGACTTGATGACCTTAAGAAGTTAAATTTATTTGGTTTTGAATTATACGCATCACCTATGATATATGGGAATTGTGGTTTTTTAAAGTTTTTAAATATCCCGTCAGATGAAGATGTTTTATCAAAAGTAGCGAAGTAAGCGTAAGTTCCATTTGGAAATTCTGGTGTTATACAAAATCTACCATTATTTTCATCTAAAACACTATCATCTTGAGAATCTTTAAATGTAAAATCCTCAACAAAAAATTCTGGAGGGAAAATACTAGCTGGTGGTCTATTTGATTTTTTATTCGCCTCTTCAACATATCCTGATGATAATTGAACAATGTCTCCACCGTCTTTATTTTGAAAACCATAAGGGCCATATATTGGATGTCCATCGTAAGCATAACCTAATATAGGTGAGTGAGAATCACTATCTGTCTCTACTCCATTTATCAGAGTTAGATCTTTCTTACCAAATAAAACATTTCCATCAGCATCTGATGCGTATGATATTTTTCTTAAATTACGAGGAGCGTATACATAAGAGCACTGTAAACCATAATCTCTATTAACAGGTGTGGTAATAAAAACATCATCATCATTTAAATTGGATAAATTTTTTCTAAATTCGTTTATTGTCCACTTTTGTAAAACAGGATCAACTTTTACACCTTTTCCTGCAGGATCGACTCTTACAAAAGTTGATGACACACCATATCCTACTCCTCCGCTTTGTATTTTTACTGAAATTATATTACCAGCAGAGTTCATTTGAGGAACTAATTTTGCATCTGATCCAACTCCAGAAACAACAAGATCAGGAGGTGAGTTGTAATCAGTTCCACCATAACTTACACTGACATCAACTATCCTTCCATTTGAAACGACTGGTATAATAACCGCGTTTCTTCCAGAATTAAAATTAACATCAGGTTTTCTATTTAATCCAATAATTTCAGAGGCACCGTAACCCACACCATTATTAGTTAAATTAATTGAAGTTATTTCTCCTCTTACAATAGGTTGTACAATCGCATTATATGTTTTTCCAGCTACAGATGATAAACCTACTTTTCCCTCAATTTGTACATTTATTGGTGGGTAATTAAATTTATGAGTTCCTAATCCAACACTTCTGAGATTTTGGTATTGTTTTGTATCATAATAAAAACTTTTCACTGTTGTGCCAACACCGACTGCTGATAATCTAAAATTATCTTCATCAATCGTTGTGACATAGTAATCAAGTGTTGTTGATAATCCATCTATAGATGTTCCGTCCACAGAATATTGAACTACCTCACCGCTATTAAATGTGTGATTAGGTATATTGATTACATTAGAAGCAGTGTTAATTCCAATGGTATTACATGTTCTCTCTTTATTTTCATAGTTAGATCCAGAATCTAATAATGCGATAGAACTAACAATCGCCTTACCATTCAAAGATTTAAACACTTGAACACCGTTTCCAAAGTTTGTAATAGATATAGTATTGAGACCTACTACAGCATCATCATATTTGGAGTGTAACTTAATTGAATACTCACTTATTGTATTAACATAATACACTGATCCTGTTGCTAAACCAACTAATGGAATGCCCCCCAGAGGGTCGTATATGACTCTCTCACCGTCTCTAAACTTATGATAGGTACTAAATCCTATTAAAGATGTATTTACACCAGCGGTGCTTGATGAAACAGATCCAATATTAACAGTGCCAAGTCCAACACCATCTGCATTAAATAAAACCTCATTCTCTACTCTGTTTAACTTTGCAGCTGCTTTTGCACCTGATCCATTTCCCCCCGTTATTTTTACTGTTGGATACTCAATATAATCAAATCCAGAGTCTATAATTCTTATTTCTTTAAAAGATCCTTTTACTGAACTTGTTCCTGTCGCACCAGATCCAACATTATCTGTGATTGAAACTACAGGTGGGTTAATAACATCATATTCTTCACCTCCCTTGACAACATTTATGTTGTTTAATTCACCATAATAAACAGAGTTTTTAGATTTATAATTAAGTATTTCAGTTCCATTAATTAATATTCCAGTATAACCACTTGTTGTTTTTTGTTTTACATCACTTGGTATTGGAGTTGCTATTTCTCTAAAGAGTTTTTGACTTTCAATAAATTTTCCATGATACTCAAATTTTTCAATATCATTAGAGGTAATTGTAACAGTATCAACACTATTTGGTGTTTTTACTTTAACAAAATTATTAGCACTTAAATCTGCTTGACTTTTGGCAAATTTAACATTATTAGAATCAATTCTTTTTACATAATACAACCCCTCGTCAAATATTTGACTAGCTATTGATTCTTGTACGATAAAAGTTCCGTCAGGGAGAGTTGTTTCTACTTTTGTTTTTTCAGGTGTATAATAAACAGCATCACCTGAAAAATAATTATGATCGACTTGATCTGATATCTTTATCTCTTCATCATTTAAATTATATGTTCCACTAAAAGTAAATTTTTGTAATTTAGGGTTTAATTTAGTGACACCAGCAAATGGAAGTGATGATGATGCAACTAAAACTTTATTTGAGTTTGGATCGGGGTCAATGAAGGCATGTGAAGATGGTGTATGTTTTGCACCAACCATTCTTCTTCCTTTATACTCATGAGATGGCCCATAGTAAGGAATTCCATTTACTAATCCGATATCTGGTTTTAAATAAACATTTTGAATGTTTGCAGTAAATGTGTTTAAATTAGGATGAAGATCAGAATCAATTTTTGATATTCTACGTGTTACTTTTGTTATCTTAGTTGGATCTGAGATACCGGTGCCAGTTATCAAACATGTATTTTTATCGAAAACATCAGTAATTGTGTAAATTTTATTAGAGGCAGGATCAAAATCAACAGTTATTTTATCACCCCATTGTGCAGTTGTTGAAACTGATTCATGAGTTGTTATTTTATCACCAATTCTTAATATATTTTGATCTCTTGTTTCAAGTCTATAAGTATTATTAACAGAATCAACAACTGACAGTTTTTTTACAACATAACTTTGAGCTGTGTTAAATAACCAATTATTTTCTTTAAAATTACGACCTATTTTACCTAAAGATTTTATTTTTACTTTTGAACCAGTTTTTTGATAATATGTTCGATTTGGTATTTGTAATTCTTTTAAAACGGATCTTATTTTAACTCTAATTTCATCACCGTTTATATTAGTTCCATAAGCAAAGGTATCCTGATCGATCGATGTATTGTCTAATATGGTAGTTGTAATTCCTGTGGTGTTTATTCCTAAAAATTGATTTATTGTTTTATTTGCATATGTACAAACACCAGTTGTTCCGTTTTGATATGTAAATGTTAAAGTTCCTGATTTTGGAAATCCTAAAGTAGAATCAACATCAA